AACAAAAAGACAAAGATGTTATATGGCTTTATAAATAAATAAATTTGAATATTAATTAAAAATAAATAAAAATGAAAAATTACATTTTAACACAATTACTTTCTTCAAAGAAGGTATGGCTAGGTATCAGTTCTATTTTAATTCCTATGATCGCATTAGCTTTAGGAGTTGATGAAACTAGCGTAAGTCAAATTTGGTGGTCACTTATCGCTATGTTAGGCGGTCAATCTTTAGCAGATTTTGGAAAGTCAAACAAATAGATTTCGATTAAAGCCACACGAAATACAAGTTATAAAGGATTTACGGAGCAAGAAGGTTAATCGTTTAATCGTGGGTGATGTGCATTTACCCTATACGCATAAAAATTATCTTCAGTTCTGTATCTCCATTTATAACAAGTATAATTGCTCAGAAGTTTCTATGACGGGTGATATTTTGGATTCGCATTTTTCAAGTTTCCATTCCACAAGTACGGAATCACACGGAGCAAAATATGAACTTGATATGGCTATTGAACAAGTTAAGGGTTGGTATGAAGCGTTCCCTAATGCAACCATAACACTAGGTAACCACGATTTAATAATTGCTAGGAAAAGTGAAGAAGCAGGAATAGATAAGAGATTCGTTAGAAATCTTAATGAAGTTCTTGGTTGTCCTGATTGGAAATTTGAAGAACAATTTGTACACGATAATGTATTATATACTCACGGAACAGGTTGTAGTGGTAAAGGAATTATAAAGAGAAGTCAAAATTGGGGTTCTTCTATGGTGCAGGGTCATATCCATACAGAATCTTTTATAAATTATACAGCGTCTTTAACTGACCTCAAATGGCAATTACAATCCCCTTGTGGAATAGACTATAAATCTTTTGCTTATGGGTATGCTAAGTTTCATACTGCTAAACCTGTCTTGGGTTGTGCAGTTGTTTTAGATTCAGGTCAGTTACCAATAATAGAAACAATGCCCTTATAATGAAACCAAAAAATCAATTACCTATAATTATTATATATATGCTAATCATAATCTTAGTTATATCTCTATCCTTATAATTCTCTATTTAGCACCCCCCTTAGACCTCTAAGGCACTTTTACAACTTCTGAATGGTAATGTACTAGGTAGGACTTAAAGTCGCTTAGAGGAGTAATAGTAATAAACATAGCAATTGTTAATAACTTTGTAAATAAAAGAGTTAATAACTAATTATTTTTATATCTTTGTGCTTATTAATCAAGAAAATTAAAAATGACACAATTTAGAGTAATTAACAGAACAACAAGAATTGAGCAAATACTTAACGCAAGTGAAGTAGCTAGGTTCTTTAAATTCAACAGCGTAAAAGAATATGCTATAAGTACAATAAAGCCAAAAGAAGATATACTACACACTTTTGCAATCTCAACAATAGCAGTATGTTCAGTAATTGTAATAACTAAGATAATATTACAATGGATTTAAAAGACGCTGAATATCAAGAATGGTTAGCTTTAGAATATATGGAAGAAATGGATTACGATTATAATAAGCCAAAGATTTCTTTCTTTACTAAAAAGCCCTTAAACAATACTAAAGTAATAGCAGAAGATTGGTGGCTAAAACCTGTGCTAACTAAAGCACATATCTGGTCGTACCACAAAGACAAGTCAGGTGGTTATATATGCGACTTTAAAAAAGTAAACAATACTGTAAGAGTAGTTGGAACTGAATTACAACTTTATAATTTATTCTGTAAAATGTCAGATCAGAAAGGTTGGCAAATAAAAGATGATTGGTCAGCAGAAGTAAAAGATAATTATTTAAGTTTGTACATTAAAAATAATCTTAAACCCTTAATAATAAATTTGATATGACACCCATACCTTTAGAAGAACCAACAAAAAAAATTACTGATAACCAAGTTACAGAATGGTTTCAAGATCTAGAAGATACTTTTAAAAAGATTCCTGAAATAGAAAAAGAAGAAGTGATAATGAAAAGAATGAATAATATAAATACTTTTCACACATACGAAAACGACATATATTTAAGCGGAACAGATGAATTGGGGAAAGATTTTACTATTTGTTTTGACGCTTATAACTTTTTAAATTGGATAGATACAGAGCAGCTAGAATATATAAAAGAAAAATTAATTAAACACATTAAAGAAAAATAATATGGAAACAGAAAAATTAAAGGAAATGTTTTACAAGTATAATCTGGTAAAAGACACAGATGTTTTCCGCCACCAACATTTCGTAATCTTAACCCGTTCAGGAATAGAGAAAGTTCAGGCGCAGGAAGAAATTAAAGTAGAATTTGAAGTGGTTAAATGTGAAACTAATTTTGCAGGAGTTAAAGCTATTGCAACAAAAGGAGATAAAACTATTCAGACTTATGGTTCTGCTTTAAAAGGTGAGGGCTTTAAAGACGGAAATTGCAACACTTGGTATGTATTGGAGATGGCAGAGAAAAGAGCTTTGGCAAGAAGTATTTTAAAATTGCTAAATTTGTACGAAATAAATGTCAAGTCGGAAGATGAAGCAGAAGATTTTAAAAAAAGTAATAATTAAATAATTAAAAAAATGGAAATTAATGGTAAACTAATTAGGAAATTTGATATTGAAAGTGGTATCAGTAAAGCGGGTAAAGAGTGGCAAAAGCAATCTATACTTGTAGAACAAGCAGGATCAGACTTTAACAAAGAAGTTGTAATAAGTTTTTTTGGTGATAAAATTAAAAGCATAAGAGATATAGACGAAGGTGCAGAAGTAAGCGTATCAATCAACTTATCATCAAGAGAATTTAATGGGAAATACTACCACAATATTGATGGTTGGTTCTGTGCAGTAAAAGGACAAGAAACAGTAGGAGCAACTGAAGATGATAATTTGCCTTTCTAATGACACCAAAAGATAATTTCATACATATATGCAACCTGACTACAAGTGTAATGGGTTTGCGTAAAGGTTCACTTTCCTACAAAAGTAGAAAGACAGAAGTTCAAATACCTAGAATGGTAGCAGCTATAATAGGAAGGATTGAAGAAAATATAAGCCATAGTGTTATAGCTGAAGTTCTTAACAGGCACAGAGCGTCTGTTTATCATTATGAGAAAACACATCAGAGTAATTATGCTTGGGAAAAATATCGTGATGTATTTAATAAAGTTTATATGGCATATACGCAAATAGAAAACAGCAAAAAAGTATTTGTAGATAAATACTATATGAAAGAATATTTGCTTAAAAATGGAGTTAAAGAAAATGAAAAGAATGAAGTTAGAATTATGCTAAAGTCTAGCAGAGTAGGTGTAGTTATAACAACTTCTTATATGGACTTTTCTAATCAATTAGAAAATATTAAGTTTGCACTAAGAGATTATAAATATGAAATGGAAATATTATGAAGCATTTGCTCAGTAGTTCAGCGTTTTTAGTTGTAAATAAATCTTTAGCAAAGCAAATAGGATTGAAAGAAACTGTCCTACTTGCTGACCTAATTTCAAAAGAAGAATACTTTATAGCGAATAAATATAGTAATTATGAAATGGGTGGGTGGTTCTTTAATACAGAAGCTAATATTGAAGCTGATACTACCTTAACTCCTTTTCAGCAGAGAAAGTGCCTTAAATCTCTTAGGAAGTATGGTATAATAGAAACTAAGCGAATAGGCATACCTGCAAAGCAACACTTCAAAATAAACGAACAAGTAATTATTAAGTTTCTTAACAACTTGTCATCAACAAACTTAACTTCTATTAATAAGAATAAAGAAATAAGAATAAATAATAAAGATATATTTATAAGGCAAAGGGAATTTCAAGAAGAAGTTATGGTTAAAAGTGATTATAGTCAGCAAATGTGTTATGACTTTATAGATTATTGGTGCGAACCTAACAAATCTAATACCAAGATGAGATTTGAATTACAGAAAACTTGGTCAATGAAATTAAGATTAAAAACTTGGGAAAGAAACTCTAAGAGGTTTGGTAAACCAAAAGGAATGGGTAAGTTACACTCACAAATTAATGAATGGCAAGAAGCTAAAAAATTATTATGAAAATTATACCTTTATATCCAAAAGAAATTATTGAAGTCAGAGATGATCAATGTTTATATTGTTTTGCTTATATAAATGAAGATGAGATATTTTGTTGTGATGAATGTCAATTAGCATTTGATGAAGAAAACCCTGAACCTGAATTAAAAGATATTGAATTATGAAACCATTATACCAAGAAGATATAAAAGAACTGACCACAAAAGTCTTAGATTTAGTTGCTAAGACAGGTGTAGAAATAGGGCATAAAACAGATAGAGAAACACTTGCAAACCTATCCAAGATATTTGCAACTGACCTTATAAGAGAAAAGCGTTTTGGTAATATGACTTTCAATCAAGTACAAGACGCTTTCAGGTTAGGTGTAAGATTTGGAAAAGACGAACCATTTTTAAATATCAGAACTTTTTACAAGTGGGTTTATTATCATAAAAAAGAAAGAATAGACAATGCTTATTACAAAGTACATACATTAAATCAAGACCCTAAGACAGTACCTTATTATCAATCACAAAAACTTTTAAAATGAAGATATTAACAATCATTTGGTTATTAATTATTGTAGCTTGTATATTAGAAGCATATTTTTGTACTAAATTTGAAAACGAATTATGAAAACAAAAGAAGAAGTAAGAACACTATTAGAAAATACACCTCATTTAAGGGATAGCGATAATAAACTGATTGCTACTTATTGGTTTAATGAACTAAGAAAGATGGCAATAAACCCTGACAATATAAATGCTATGAAGTTT